AATGAACTTGCGTTCACGAATAATTTGTGCATACTCTTCAGTGGTTTTAAACGTTGTCAAGAAGTCAAAAGTACTTTCAGGGACAACACCTTTTAAGAAGTTAAAGTTCATGTCTTCTTTAAAGTATAAATCACGAATGTTGACTGCACTCAAAAACTCAACCAACTCTACATCTTCGTAACCCCATTGAGGGAACATATCTAGGTAGAACGAGCTGTCATCTTTTTTATGGCCAATGATGCCAACCTTGTCACCTGGCAAGGTATATTGTGCCACAATTTGTTGTATACGAACTGCCCATGCTTGGTCATTGTAAATTGTATCAATGTTTGATTCGATATTGATTTGCAGGCTTAGGCCAGCAGTGGCACTACGAATCATTGCACGGCGTTCTTCAAATGAGAATGGGTTCTTGTACGTGCGAGGCTGCTTAGAAGAACCTACAACAATAATCAGTTTATTGCAAAGTGCCGTGGCACGTTTGACGATTTCCAAGTGAGCATTGTGAAATGGTTGAAAGCGTCCGATTAGGACAAGAGTATCGTATTGTTTTGTTGACATACAAAAATCCTTTGTATAGTTGTCTGCTCTGGGTCTATCCCGTTGCTTGTTTACTTAGTCTTATTATACTGCAATGTTAGAGTTTTGTCAACTTAATTTTGCCAAAATGAGATCTTGTAACTCTGCAACATCTTCGTCAGGCACATAAAAGTCTGTGGTAGGATCGTAGTAGGCGCCTTCCTTGACATCATAGTACAAGACCTGGCCATTGGGATAGTGGAATGGACCTTCTAGACCCTTACGTGGACCGTATTCCTTTGAGCGGTTGAAAACAGTATATGCCATGATCAAGCCTTTTTCATTGAATAGAACTGAATTTCAGTGCCAAGCACAGTTACCGCAAAGCCGCGGACTTCAGGGTTTGTGGGCTTGCGAAAGCCAAATCGCTTGGTGCTGGGTGCTGTATCAATTTCCCAACTCACTGCACTCAACATGAACATGAATGCGATCAGCACAATGCTCAATGGCCAGAACAAGCAGATTGCAAACACTGTTCGAGCTTCTTCGTGCGGAGCACGAATGGCAAACAGGCCTTGCAACACAACGACACCCGCCAAATATGCTACAATCATTTCCATGTTCAACTCCTATTTGTTGCTGTCTATGTATGTATTATAGCGGTTCTTGGGCCTGTTGTCAACCGTTTTTTCCTAATTTTATGTCAAAAACCCATGCATCTGTCAAGTATTTTGTACAGTATTCAAAGGGAATCCAAAAATAACCGTTTTCTCCCCAGGATTTTCCGAAACTATTACGGGCTAATATACGTTTCTTATTAAGATTGTAGCCTACAAATAAAATAGCATGAGCACCAACGGAGTCTTGATTTTCATCTCGTGGCATTTTAAGTACTGGATCAGCTGATGTTATTTCATCAAACTCATCGAATACAGTAATGCCTGCTACCACTGGACAATTTGCATTTAATGCATCTGTAATATTATCAATAGTTGATAATCGATAATATTTGCCAATGGAATAGTTTAATGCGTCCTTATAACATTCGTCAGTGGGTCGCACTTTAAAATTTGATATATTATAAGGCCAAAGGGATTCTCTACAAATGCCATATAGTTTTGCAGCTTTTATTGCATCTCTAGGATATGCACCTATATCTTCGTTAATAGTACCATCGTGTAGCCTTGCATTATAATATAAAAATAAAGGACTCAATTCCGCAAACGATTCTGGAAAGTCTCGCTTTAGCATTAGTTCATATGCCCCGACAATGGCCTGACTTGTACAACTTCCTAATTTGGATTGTTGCTCAATGTCAGTGGCCATTGGTCGAAGGTCAACGCTTTCTCGTAACGAAGTCTTTGCAAAGTTATAATATCTATCACGCCAATCAATTTGATCAGCGCTGAGCTTATACTTTAATTTAGACATTTACAAAATAAACTTGTTTGGATACTGTTGAATTACACTATTTGCAAATGTATTTGAAAATGCCGACATTAAGTTTGCAGCCTTGGTATGTTCGTTAATTGATCCTACCGAGTCTTTGTTCATAATAGCAGCAGATTCGGCAATCAGTGTATCTATAATTGCTACCCAAGCGCTCTTGACCGTGCCTGCCGCCCAGGCGTTGTTGAATTGGTTAAACAATACATCTAAGTTATCAAAGTTAATATAAAGTCTGTCAATTAATGATCTAATATCAGTTTTAAATTTCAAGTTGCGCGAAATGCCAATGGTCGAAAGACCAGTAGCTCTAAAAGCTTGGGTGATTCGTTCTCCAAACTCAATCCCATAATATGGCAACATTAGTTTACCAATTTGATCTACTTCATCAAAGTATACTGTCTCGGCAGCAACCAGCGAATCCATGTTACCAGTTTCTGTTGCAGACATGATATTTGTTAGCTTAGAATGAAAATCTGTAAAATATGCATCAACATCGCTTCTAAACTTGTCAGCAGTTGTTGCGCCTAACATGGGACGCTGCTCCGTGTCAAACTTGTTTTCCAAGGTGTGCTTGATCTCAGCAGCCATTGGGTGACCAAAGTGCTCTTCGGTAATTGTGTGAGTTACTCTTTTATACATGATTTTTCCTTGTTTTAAATAATGTTCCATCGTGTGCCATCAAACACAACAATGATGCTGGCTTCGGTGCCCAGAGTTTTGTCAGAGGCAGTATCTATTTTTTGGCCGCTGGTGCCTTTGACTTTGATACTTCCACTAACTTGATTTTTTATGATATAAACTTTGCCTGCCACTCCCAGTGGTAAAGTTATGTCTATATCTTTTTTGGTAGCGCCGATATAATAATCAGTTATCAATGCGGTGTAATCCGCACTGGTAAGTTTTATGCTTATTAAATCAGTGCCTGTACTGTTTGCTGACAATACACCAGCTGGCGTGATAGACAATCCTGCGCCAACTTGAACAACGCCGAGACAGGTAGTGTCTGCAATGTCGACATCCAGCGTAACTGGAATAATGCCACCAGGCGATGTGCCACCAGGTAGCGGGCTTTGCTTGATTGCAACGCCTGCCAGTACTGTTTGCGGTTGTCTATTGTAGGCCATACTAGTTTATAGTAATTTCCACTCTACGCCAGAATAGACCAACGTTAATGAACCATACGGAGCATTGATTACGGCAGTGGCAGCACCGTCAATGGTACCAGCGGCTGGTGTAATAGTAATAGGTGTTGCTGGTGCAGCCAATCCTAGACCATCTTTGATGTAAAATAATTGTCCTGTTACACCTGCGGGCAAGTTTACTGCTACTGCTACTGCCCCAGGTACTTCAACACTGACTACTTCATCAGTTAATAGAACTGTGTCAGGTGTTGCCACTGCAACTCTAACTGTTAAGATTTCCGGACCGGTACTACTGATAGTAATTGTAGTTGCGCCTGTTGCGGTTGTTGGTGTTACTGTGATGCCTGCTCCTGCGGCAATCGATAACGAGTTATTTGTATATGACATAGGTGTCTTCCTCTTTTGTTGATAGTGTATCTTACACTATATTCCATTCAAATCCGTTGTATATGAAAGTTAAACTTCCGTAGCTTGCATCAATTAATGCCGAAGCCACACCGTCAATGGTTGAAGCAATAGCAGATACCGTGATTGGATTTATATTGGCCACACCTGCGGTATCTTTAACAATGAATACTGTGCCAATGGGACTTGCAGGCAATACAATGCTTGCAGGTATTACAGCGTTGGCCGTAACTGCCAACATATAATCTGTGGGCAATGCAATATAAGGGCTTGTATCTACGATGGTCACAGGCACTGGACTAGGGGCGCCAGGAGGGCCAGGAGGGCCTGGAGGACCAGGAGGGCCAGGAGGTCCAGGTACTGTTGTATTGTAAATGATATCGTTGCCTGCCCCGCCAAGCTGAGCAATAGGCATGAATCGTCGTAACGCTGGTCTGCGAACAAAAGCAGGTCGACGAATTGGTGCGCGAATTAAGTTGTTAAACATCATTTTAATAATGGCCTTGGCCACCCCACTTTGTTAGCAAGCTAGAGAACTTTTCTTTTATCTCTGTGTCTGACACTGCATCAACTTCCGGAGCTGGCTCAGTTGTTGACTCGGCTACAACTTCTTCTGTTGGTACTTCTGTTGGTACTTCAACTGGCAAAGCGTCTGCTGTGTTGGCAGCTGGTGCGTCAATGACCACTGGCACTGGATTAAGTGCGTTGTAAATTTCCAATGCACGATTTACAATATCTTTTTCAGTTGGATAAATTAATTTGACACTGTTTGGTGGAAGCAATGTTCCACGTGTCTGCCATGCCAAGTTGCATGAATCTAACCAAACTTGATATGCGTTTGTTTGTCTAGATAGCAATTCCTCATTCAGCGCATCACGTGCCTGTTTTAGAATTTCTCCTAACTTTTTGTTGTGATCAAGTTGATTCATAATAATTGATATTTTAAAAATATAGCAACTATTGTGCTAACTACCCCAGTTGCAATTGATACCAAACTGGCTAGTATAATTTTTCTATTAGATTTTGCCTGAGCTTCAAACTCAGCAAACTGCGATTCCATTCGCTGTATTCTATCGTCTGTGGCCTTTCGTCGTTGTTCACATAGTACAACATGAGCTTCTAAATCTGTAAACTCCAGGGGCTTATTTGAAATTGAAATTACTGACATACAATTTACTCTGCAAACATAGATGGGAATTGAGCAATAACTCCGCGACTGAACACGTCAGCTAAACTTGAATATCCATGTTTAACATGATCAGGTACGCCAGTAACAATAAGTTTGCTGATGTAGTCGATTGCAATTTCATCATTGATGATGTTTCCGCTTGCTCTTGCATTGAGCTGATCTTGCCAGGCACTGACCAAATTGGTTAGTATATCGTTGATCAGCATCTTTGGCCAATGAGTGGGATTTAGCTCGTTCATCAACTGTGCAACATCATTGATATAAGGCGTCCAACTGTTGACAATTTCTTCAGTTGGTAGTTTTGCCTTCAATGCTTCGACATAGTGCATGCCAATGTCGTCAATCCCAATCAGTGCAGTTGCCAAAGCACGGCCAGCAGTCATACCATAATATGGAACTAGGAAGTCCCCAATTGCCACTGCATTTTTATGCATGCGGCCTTTTACTTGGTCAGTGCCAGGCAAATTGCCATTTAAACTAACAGCATAGTTCATTAAACTGAATGCCCATTTTGTCCAGACAGATCTTGCATCCATTCTAAACAACATTGTAGTTTCTGTCATCACATACGGCGGTAGTGCATCGCCAATTTCAATGTCGCTGTTGCCATTTGTATATCCCGCAGTTGGGCGCTGGCCGTTTGCAAAATGTTCTTCAACAATTTGATGACTAATCTTTGTGTACATTTTAAATTCCTTTACCAAACAACAGTTGGTGTTGCAATTTGTGTACCACCAATGGCTCCTGCGCCAATGGTGTTCATGTTTTGATTGGCAATCGCACTGCCAACAATATTCGATCCGTAGTTTACTCCATATGGAGGCCACGGGTAAGGGTAAGGCATTGGTGATCCAAAGCTTCTATAGTAAGGGTAATAATAACTCGAAAACATTTTATCTCCTTTTAAAAATGGGTCAACCTTTTGAGCTGACCCATTGCGTGTGTTACAGCAAGCCGCCTGAAATACCACCGTAGTAGCCGCCATAGCCATAGCCTGGGTAACCATAGCCATAACCGTAGCCGCCAATACCTGGGTATCCATAACCGAGTCCGTAGCCATAACCATAATACGGTAATGCCAAAGCTCCATACGGATAACCAATGCCAGCAGCCATATAGCCGCGGCTGCCATAACCAAGTAAACCGGATCTATACATATGATCCTCCTTTAGCGATTAAACGCTTGTTGGCGTAGCAGTTTGGGTTCCACCAACAGCGCCAGCGCCTACAGTAACCATACCTTGAGAGGCAATGGCGCTGTTTAATGCATTGATAGCATTTGTGCTGTTAGCACTTTGGTAAGCAGAAACTGCACCACCGTAGGCAAGACCTAAGCCACCGTATGATACGCCCAAACCAGTCAATGCTGTGTTTGTGTTGATCAATGCTGTGTTCAAGTTTTGTGTGTTCAAGTCTACGATTAGACGACGAGTGGCCTCAGCCTGTTCCATTGTCAAGCGTTGTGCAGCACTGGCAGTTGCGCCGATCTGTGCGTCTGTACGAGCAGCAGCCAACATAGTTTGTAGCGTACTGTTAGCAATTTCTTGCTTGATAGCAGCTAGTTCACTTGCATCGTGCAATGCAACCTGCATAGCGCGGTTGTTGATGTCGTTTGTTTGAGCGACTTGGAGTTTGTAGTTTTCGAAGATTGAGTCCGATACCTTTTCACGAACGCCAGCTACCTGGTTTGTAAGAGAGAAGAACGGATCTGTTGTTAACATGTCAGCCATATTATTTTTCCTTTAAGTTAAAATAGTCGCTGCAAACAAATCAATTTATTTGCGCAACACACTTAGTTAAAGTGAAAATGTCTAATATAGCTATGGCATTAGTATTAGAAGTGCGTCAGTATTAGAAGTCATAAAAAATGCCCCGAAGGGCATTCATTATGCACGTAGTCCTAATATACTACCGGCCAGTGCTAACTGTGTTCTGTTTCGAACTTTGTATGATTTTAGAATAGCACTGATATGAACCTTAACAGTGCTTTCGCTGATACTTAAAATTTGAGCAATCTTTTTATTACTCAGTCCTCGTCTGGCCACAAGGTTAAAAATTTCTTGCTGACGTGATGTCAAGTTAATGCTATTGTTATCTGCGACCAATTTGGCCTTGGGCAGCACACTGCCAGGCAAAGTTGCTATAATGTGCTTGGGCCAATATGTTTCGTGCAACATGATGGCGTCAATTCCTTTTGCTGTTTCTTCTTTGCCAAATCCTGTCACAGATGGGATAATGCCCACAGCAGAGGTTTTTCTAATTTCTTTAATGGTGTCAACATGTGTGTCACGATCTACTGCTACACTAATGGCCACTTCAGAATCTGGTATTACAAATTTTATCAATGTTTCAATCATTGACATAAATTCGTAAATGCTTACGCCCAGTTTATTGGTCATTCGAATGTGGAATACAATGTGCGAAGGTCTTTCAGTTAGTAGTCCAGTTAAATCTCTCCAATTGTTACAGAACTTTGTGGAATAACTTGTTATGCCCAAATCAAATTGTTGATCGTAGTTACTACCAAAATATATTTGTAACTGTCTAGTGTCGTCTTGCGGCAGTGTTGCAATGATGTGTTCTGGCCAATTTGAACCCTTGATAAGGATTTGGTTTAAAGATCCGCAACGTTCCAATGCGCTCCAGGAAGAGCCATGCAAAGAAATTCCGTCGGCACCTGCTTCTCTAAAAGCATTAACTGTTTTTGCCGGTGTCCAATGTCGTATAATAATAGAAAATTTTGGAAGTTTTGCCCGGCCGCTGGCCAGTTGTTTCAATTCGCCAATAAACTCACTAATGGTAACTCCGCAGGTCTCTGGTAGAGATGCGTGACATTCAATAACTTCTACTGTGTCCGTTTCCAATAAACTTTTTAGTTCTGCAATAGATCTACATTCAACATATCTGTAGCCGGTTATATCACTGATGGCCTTTTGGATGTCTTTGGAAACTCTAGAAAGCTCAAGGTCTGCAATTGGTCCAACATTCTCAGGTCTATAGTTTACTATAATTCCCTGGGTTGTCAATAAACTGTTCATTTAAAATCCTTCTGCATATTATTGCATTGTACTACTACTTAGAGCTTTACTGCACCGTTGTTACTGTGCAGGAGTATTAGATGTACACCAGTAGTAGTTTTGCAATAATAATACAGGTAATCGTAGATAAAGGTAAACGTTTTTCACATTTACCTTTAATTTAATTACAAAATTAGGCCTTTTCAGCGTCCATCATATCTTTGATAAACTTGAACAGTTTACGCTGAGTGTCGAATACATAATCCTTTTCGCCTTCCTCCGAGTCAACTGTCAGCACAAAGCCATTGGCCACTTTACGAATTTCCATACGTTCAAACATAATATCCTTAGTTAAAATTACACTACCAATGGGATTTTAACCCCAATCCTTTTTTCTCGCTATCACATGCTCCAGTAAGATTCAGAAGCCGGGTTGCAACACCAAGGAGTGTCACGGTCGATTTCGACATCTGCACCAGTCATCAAGTTCTTTACAGTTTTCATTGTAGGGTGAAACTCGATGCGAAAGCCTCGGCTCACGGGCCAAAGTTCGTATTGCAGTTCACGGACTTCACGCTTCATTTCTGCAGAATCACGATGTTGCCAAACTGTAGTACTAACCAGACGCTCACCACTTCGGGTGCGCTTGTCTGTTTTGTAAATGTACATGGTGTAAGTCTGTTTCATACTGTTCTCCTTAAAGTGTGTTCAATGCTGGTTGCATAACTGCAATCAATTCACGCTCACGAGCATGAGCCGCTGTCTTGCCACGTACCACTTCCAGCAAGTATGGAGTAAAGCCTTCACGGCCATGTGTACGAAGTGCTTCGCACAAGTTCCAGTTCTTGCTTTCTGTACGAGCACGGCTTAGATGACGGTTAAAACGTCCACGAACAGAGCTAAGTGCAGTACCATCAACTACTGTGATACCAATGTAGCTTTCGCCAGTGACTTCACAAAACAGTTCGTAGATTGCATGGTTGCGATCTGTACGGCGCTTGCGTTGTACTGGAGTAGTTTTGCTGTTCATGTGTTTATTATAACGTACTTTGAACCAGGAGTCAACCGTTTTAAGGCATTTTGGGGTTATTTTTGTGGTTATTTTAGGTTTATTTTGTTGTTTTGTTCGCAACAAAGGTAATACTTTAGTATAATTGGCCAAAACTGCTTAATTTTTAAGCAGTTTTTGGGCTATGTCAATGAATCGCCTGTAATTAAATTGTAATTATAGTTGGCTCTTTGCATTGAATTTTCTCGCATTCGCTGATTGAAGTTAGTCTGTACTGTGGGCAAGTTTTCTACAACATCTTCTGGCATGTCATGAAACCAAGCACCGGCCAAATCCCAGGCTGCAATTTTTATGTATTTGGCAGACTTGGCTGTGCAGTTTAGCGCAATTTCTTGGGCTTTATCTGACGTCATTCCTGATGTATGCACCCAGCTCAGTGACTGTACATTATTTGACAACTCTTTAGTAATGTAGCCATACGCTCCGGGATTCTTTTCAAACAAGGAATACGGAACATCGCCGCGGCCGGTGCGCATCAGGCCCAGTGCATTAAAACTCCAGCTTCTAAACCCTCGATCTCTGTTTTCAATCAGATAATCATTCCATCTGTAAATCTCTTCTTCAGTGTCATTTGGCAATCCAGCAATTAAACTTGCATGCATTTTAACACCCTTCTCATTGAGAGTCTGAGCCATTTCAAGTACACGTTCGACATCAATTCCCTTGCCTACCACTTGTCTTGATTCTTTTCTCATGGATTCGAGACCAATGAATCCACCTTTGATGCCCAAATCAAGCAGCATGGGCAGCATGTCAGGCTTAGTAATAATCAGTTCAGGCCTAATGTAGCTTACAAATTCAAATTTTGATAACTTGGCTATTTCAATTGCTCGTTTAACGATGTCCAGCTTTTCATAACTGTCATTGAACGTGTCGTCAGATATCATGTATCTGTAGGTACCAAACAAGTCGTAGTTTCTTTTAAGTTCTCGGCCTAAACTTTCTGCTGTTCTGATATAGTCATACGACTTCTTTCCCAAGAACGGGTGTGTGCAAAACGCACACTTAAAAATACATCCTCTGCTTATTTCAATTGGTAAAGGGTGGTGAGACAAAAAGCTATCTTCTAGTTTGAAAACAGTCTCGATATCATCTACATTTTCAATTTGATAATCTTTGTCGGCCAATACAATTTTAGTTTCGCCTACAGTACCTTGCACATCTGTCGTAAAGATCAAATCAGATGTTTTACCATATAGATAGTTAGCCAATCTGACAAATGCAATATCACTGAATCCGCTAACAAACCAGTCGCAGTGATTGTACAACAACGACGATGCTGTAGTTTTAGTTCCACCAACTACAACGGTTACATTTGGGAAAAGTTTTCTAAAACGCTTAAAGAACGAATCATCCTGTGCCCATTTGTTAGACGGGAAGTCATACCAAGCAGCACTTATGCCTAAGATTTTTGTTTTATCAGTGATAAGAGTAGAAAGCAAATTAATCATTTGGTCTTGATTAAGTGCCCATCCGTAGTCAATGACTTTTAAAGAATACCCTGCGCTTTCAAATGCAGTTCGCAGTCTGAAAGGACCAATTGCCCTGCCAGACCTATCGTGTGAAATTCCACCGATCAATATTACATCATAATCCATTATTTTCCATACCCGCGGCGGAATGCTTCGTTTTCACGTTTACGTTGTTCTTCGTAATAACGTTGACGAGCTCCGCGACTACATGCCGCACGTTCGTTGTAAGTTGGAAATTGCTGGCAAGAATCATTGACAATGATAACTTGTTCTTGCACTGGTTGAGATACAACTACTGTTTTCGGCTGAGCCATCGCTGACCCAATGACCATACCAACACCGCCTGCAAGTATTGCAGTTTGCGCTCTTGTTGCACACCCACTTGAAGTAAGTGTGATACAAATGGCTGCTAAAATGTAAATTAGTTTTTTCATATTATGAGTACTTATGCAGGTTATTATCTGCGCATTTTAGAAATGTCAACTGCTTCTTGATCTGAAAATACCGGGACTGCATTACTCTTGTGCATAGTTGCAATACCTTTCACTTTGGTACCTGTGTAAACCGGACTGTGTTTTAGTACTGCTACACCATTGTCCTGGCCCAGGCTTTTAATATGCTTGGTGTCACGGCCCGCTGGCACACTCAACGAATACGACTTGCTGAGTGGTTCAGCAGACATCGCACGTTTGCGTTTGCGTTCTTCTTCTGCTACGCCATGTTTCTTTTTAATTTCTTTCCAGTCTTTGTCCAATTGTTCCGCCTGACGTTTTGCTTCTGCTGAAGCCCATTTGACCTTGCCTTTACGCTTTCCAGTTGTAGTAAGTGCTGGGCCACAAAGATGCATTGACATATTAAAGGTAAAAAGTTACAATAGCTTTATTATAAGTAAACGTAACCATTATGTCAACCTTTAAAGAAATCGGCTCAATCGTCGACAATACAAATACTTCCTATCGCATGTATTATGCAAACGAAGTAGCTAATACGCCTGCGCTTGCTTATGTGTTCGAAGGCTGGGCCGAGTTGCTTAAAAACAACATGGCGTTTCCTAGGGTTCACTTTGGCAACAAGGATTCGGTTGTTTGGATCGAAAACGATGCAGGCCAAATTGTTGCGCTTATATTGTATGCAATCCGCAAGGACGAAGATGACTGTTGGATCTTACTCACGTACACTATTCCTTCCCACCGCGGCAAAGGCATTAACCCCAAACTGCTGGACATTGTAAAAGAAATTGCCAAGACCAAGTTCGAAATTAAAACAATATCAAGCAACATATTTGCCGCCAACACCAGTGCACTCAAAGCCATTGAAAAGACGGGCCGCAAAATTATTGCTTACCGGACCAGGCTCGACATTTAAAATTCCCATTGCCCTTTGTGGCATTATCCGTTATAATAAACTGCTTGTCAAATTTTGATAAGTATTGTTTTATTTGAAGTACAAATTATGATCCTAGATAACCAATATCCAGCATTGCTACTAAATGCTGACTTCCAACCAGTGCAAATGCACCCGTTGAGCACGATCACATGGCAGGATGCCATTAAGGCTGTATTTTCAGATCGTGTCACGGTGATTGAGGAATATGATGTTGATGTTCACAGTGGACATCAAACATGGCGCTTGCCATCAGTTGTGGCTCTTAAAGACTATGTTCGTCGCGACCAAACTCCTACGTTTAGCAGGTACAATGTTTATCTGCGCGATCAATTTACTTGCCAATACTGTGGTAAGCCGTTTGAAACACGCCAGCTGACATTCGACCACGTTATCCCACGTGCAGCCGGTGGTGTTAGCTCATGGACCAACGTTGTTGCTTCTTGCTCACCTTGCAATCACCGAAAGGGTTCAAAGTTGCCAGCTGAAGCAAAAATGTTCCCATTAAACAAGCCTATTGCACCAAGTGCTTGGGACTTGTATGCTCGTGGTAAGAAGTTGCCACGTCATGGTAATCTCCACGAATCGTGGAGAGATTACTTGTACTGGGATAGTGAACTAGAAGCGTAAATCTAGTACTGACCTGGACCGTCTACCAAGGCGATTGGATTAACATTCAGTCGCCTTGATTCTTGCCATTTACTTTCTGGCATAAGGTCAAGAATCAAGTGTGTTCTAAATTCAGTGCCTCGATTTGTTGCGCTGTGCATCACACGGTTGTTTAGCTCGTATAAGTTGCCCAATTGCATGTGATACTCATCATCTTTCCAAAGTTGTACACACTGATCGTTGGTATGAATTGGAACATGCAATCTAACGCAGTTGTCATGGAACCACTGTGGATCTTTGTGCCAACCTAGCGTTACTCCCGGAAGCAGTGTTGCAACTTCGCCGCGTATCCATTTATACCCTGCAAAGCGTGGCAATGCCAAGATCCAATCCAGTAACGGTTTAGAGGCTCGGAGTATTTCTAACTGCTCTTCTGTATAGTTCTTGGTTGGCTTGCTAATTGGAAAAGGATACTCGACCAGCTTGCCATCTGACAGGACTTTTTCAAATCTGTCGTAACTGCCATTGCCCCAGTTTGCTTTTTTGCAAGCTTCGATAATTGGGTCAACCAAGTTGGAATCAATGGATTCAACTACTCTATAGTTTGATTCAAATAACATATTACCAATCCAAAATTGTAGGGATAGTTCGTTGACTACGAGGGATGTTCTCTCTCACAGGCCAATGCTTTGCGTATGGTTCTACTGCACTTTTTAAAATATCAATTAACATAATGATACGTGGTTCTGTGCCTGTATGCTTTGTTCCATGAAATACATTGCAATCATCAAAGCCAAACAGTTCACCATCGACCCATTCGTGACGTTCATTTTCAATGTCAAAAACGCAACCACTTGCTTGCTTTAAAACCAAGTGGAATCGTATGTGATCGTCAACCAAACCCCAGTGGTGATTTAACTTGCTACCTGGCAATGCAATGTTAAAGGTAACTGCCCCGACTACATCAATGTTGCGCCAAATCCAATTTTGCATGAATGGCATATCGCATAGTCGATCTTCACGAAACTTGGCCTTGTCCCCGCCTGGACGCTTCCAGTTTTCCCAGCCCATTAATTCGGCCTCATGGTGGTCTACAAAATCTTCTTTAAGCAATACAGGCATTGCTTTGAAATCCCCAACATACAAGGGTTCGCCAGTTAGGTCGGTAAGATAATTTGCCTTTGTGCCCATTTCAGCAGTGCTGGTTACTTTAGCTTCATCTGCTTCTCTTCGAACCACTGACATAAACTCATCGCGGATTGTGGTCCAGTTCTCAGTCAACGGATCTAGCAACTTGCAAGAATTAAAATAAATGTAATTACTTTGTTCCATATAGCTTTTCCTTTAAGCTAATGTCGTGTTCAATGTTACAACGCCACATTAAACGTTCATCAGTTGCTTTTAAATCCAATTGTGTACGACGATGCACAAACGGCCAGTTGTCGTATAACACCATATCGTTTGGACTCCAGTGATGCTCGTACACTGTTTCCGGAACTTGTGCCATTGCTTCCATCAGCTCCTCGACAATACCTGTGCCCATGCTCTTACCGTCGAGTTTGGTATCAATGATCCACGAATCAGACGTTCCGTGGAAATTGCATCTGGGACTCCACTTGCCTGTGATAGGTTGTTGCTTCATTGAAGGCCATTCAATGATGTCATTGCCCAGATGGTGCCAATTTTGTTGCACGACAGTTCTTGCTTCCCAACGTGCCCTGAGTTTTGGATGCACTTGCGGATAGGCTTTTTCCATGTCAAGCCACACTGTAAAACCGGCTGCTGGATTAGGCACTGTTTTCATGTAAATGATACGATGCGGGAATTGAATACCTCCATCAACACGGTTAGCAATATCAGCATGCCACGGCATTTCCTTATCAGCAAGACGTCGACTGATCTTGTTACTCATTGCTGTAATGAACTTTGGATCGTTTGGTGATTCGGGATCTTGCACCAACTCCCATTTTTCAGTACTGTCGTGATAGTTTTTTGCAGTCCACGGTTCTCCCCATAGCTTACAAAATTTCCAATAAGTTAGCTTATCCCAATCTGGTGCATGGAATACCAGCATCTTACGCTTGTACAATAGAGTACGAAGGGCAGCTGGACTCTGCTCAAATATATCACTCATGTCAGTGAATTCGGTGCCCCAATCTGGGAAAATGTTTTTTATTTGCATATATTATATTTATTGGGATTGATTGTCAAAGTACAATCTTAATTAGCGTACCAACCATTCAGATGCAGTTGCTCCATTGGACAATGGTTTCCAATTTGGATTAAGCGGACTTCCATTTTTAATTTTGGCTCTGCCCAACAGAACTACAATGCCCCATTCTTTACGTTCCCATCTTGGCAGATAGTGTTCTACTGTTTTGTTGGGATTTTTATATTTCTCACTTAGTACCTGCCGAATCAATTTATGTCCGTTCCAAACGTCATTGTAAAATGTAGCACCAGGCGGAACTTCAATGCCAGCAGGAATACGGTCAGCTTCGTACCAATGCCTATAGCTGTTGTTGGAGTCTATCCATTCAACCATTACTTGTGGTTCCCATAGTAATCGGTTGTATTCGTCACGCAGATGTTTACCATGCCATTCTTCAGGACTGGCATTGCTGATTGCTGCCACTGAAGTATTGTCTCCGCCAATGACTCCGATTATGTCAGCTGGCAATGCATCTTGGGCGGCAATTGCAATCTTATCATTGACCAGTACCACAGTGTGGCCCACGCGATCTTCATTGTCAGGGTTGCCGTCGACCCATTCAAACATTTCGGCATATCCAGTTGCTGTTGTCATAACTTTAATTATCTATTGTCAAAGCAAACTGTTAGTCAAAAAAAATCCTGCTCAGAGCAGGATTTAATATTACAAAACAATTTTAACTCTGGTCAATCTAGTCTCGGGCGTATTATCTCGATCTTGCCCGTGTGCTTTGATTACTCCAACAATGGGAAACTCTTCCGGAGAGTCAGGCCACATATCAATCATTTTACTCGACGACCAAAAATATAAGTTAGTGCCATCAGTGGCCCGAACCACACTACCAGGAAACGCCTTTCCTTCATACTTGTTGAGTACAGTTACTAATAACCTGACATGTTGGCCTACACTGCCCTGGTGTGTGCTAGTTCCAGCGATACGCAACATAACTTCTTGCTTGTGTTCCTTTTCAATCTCTCTGCGATATCGTGCTGCCATGCAGGCCAAATATGCCATTCCCAAATTGGCATCAATTTCTTTTGCCACCAGCATGTTCATAATTTTCTGATCAAAATCACCAAGGGTTCCATTCAGTGCATTGAATGCAAGCCCCTGGTAATGAACTGCCATACGTTCGCCAAATTCCCTATCTCCGGCGGATATATTAACTAACCCCAATAAGATTTGATCCTTGATAATATCGCGATTTGGCCGATATGCCACATTACCAGTTGTCAGATCAATTTCAGGTAACTTAATGTATTTCTCATCATTGATGCGATCGGCCATTGCTACCAACGCCCAAGCATCTTCAATAGGAATCTTTTGATTTTTTGCAAAAGACTTTTTTTGTTCTGCGTCCATGCTTGCTCCAAATTTATGATACTTTTTTAGTATATGTCACATCCACTGATTCGGAATAGTAGCCGTTGCTCTCACCCAACCATCGAACGTCCACATAACCCTTAAAGGTTGCAAACTTGTAGAAAGTCCATGTGTAGGACTCTGATGGTTCGGCAGTAGAGTCTGCTGGAGTGTCCCCAAAAGATTCCTCTGCGGTCAAGATTGGTGTGTTTACCAAGTCTTCAATGTCACCTACAATGCTTTCAATGTACACTGATTCGCAACAATCTTGCTGGTGTGCAAACACATAACGCTCGTTTGCATTTTCAAAAATCAATTCACTGCCGTTTACGATCACAATAGGAAAGATTGTTCCTACCATGTTTCGCAATGCTTGCTCTGTTGTCATGTAACTCATTTCAATTCCTTACCATAATATGGGTTCTTGTGTGTGTTCACCTTGAAGCACCAACATCATTTCATCTTCTTCTGTAAAAACTAAACCACAATTTTCAAGTACTGCTCGTCGTTGTTCTTTGCTTAACCCAGTCCATTCATCAACTGCCGCATAACTTCCACGTGCTTGAGCAGGCATAGTATCTTGCATCCAACCTACCAAGTGCTTTAATGCGTCAATGGTGTTGGCAGGATGACTACGCTGTACTGCACTGGCGAAATCATTGGCCAAAACTGCTGTAAAGAAACTGCCAGGCCCGTATCCATACACAAGATAATTGAACATGGGATCGGCATAGTCCTTGGGCACCGACCATTGTGCAAACGTTGCTAACAATCGATTACGGCTGTGTGCTGTTAGATTCATTGTGTGCTTCTTACTGGTTAAGGGCGGCTTCGCGCTCACAGGCTTCATTCAGTGTGTTCTGTGCATCGTACATCTCATCACGTGCGACACGCAAGGCACGTTCCTTGTTGCTCCAATCGCTTTGTTGGGCTTCGTGGTAGGCAACCAGCTTCTCAGCGTATTGCAGGGCGAGTAATTGAACTGCTGTCATTGTGTGCTCCTTGCTGTCTATGTGTTTATTATAGCAAGAACAGGACCAAGTGTCAACCGTTTTAGTCAAAAAAAAAGTGTTGTATTTCTACAACACTTTTAAAAAGTACTACTTAGGGTTTAAAACGCATCGTAGTAGCTAAAGGTCTTTTCCTTTACTTTATCCAAAGTCAGTGTAATGCCTTCGGGGTTGACAAACACAAACTTACCAACTTGGCTATCGATTTTCTTCAGGTCCGAAGCACTGAATCGGATACGTTTCCAGTCCCAGTCGTAATCTCCGTCTTCGTCCTTTTCGTCACTGTAATTTTTCACCATCAGGTCTACACTGCTTTGAAGTGGGTTACCTTTCCATTCCTGGCGTTCCAGATCTGATTCTTTGACTTCTTCGCCTTCGCGAATCATCTTAAAGGTAAATCTATCCCCGCCATCAAACTCTGGCTTGACGTTCAACATACGCAGAGCGTCTTGTGGAGCTTCGTCGTAACGGTTCATTTCTTCAACGGTGGCTTTCAACATGTCAAAGTTGAACTGGGCAAACAATGCCGCAATTTGGCACAGTTTTTCGGCGTGATGCTGAAGTGTTGCTTTCAAGTTGTCAGCACAGTACTCCATGATGAAGTTGGCATCAAGTCCCTTGTAGTCCAGCATGTAAAACAGTCGGCCTGGCCGGTTGCGCATGTGTTGGTTCACACGCCACTTGTCGTTGCAAGTAAGAACAAACAACTTCTTGCTTGGGAATACACCATCCAGCAAGGTCAATGCCTTTTCCTGGTCATCCTCATCGTAGACTTTTTCAAACTCGTCAAAGAGAACCATACAAGGCTGCTCGATCATTTGCATGAATGCATTGAACTTGTCACCGACCCAAGGTGCATTGATAACAATACACGGGATATCGAAACGCCGGGCAGATTCAATTGCCAAGTTCTTGGCCAGCAAACTTTTACCAGAGCCTTTTTCACCTGCCAGCATAACACCTGTACTTGCAGTACGGTCCATGAACGTATTCAGGATACGGTCTGTGTTTTTATCCAAGTCGCCGTAACGCTTGCCTTTGATTTCAAAGCTCTCAATGTGCTCAAGATAAAGAGGGCCGTCCATGGGCATTTCTTTTACCACATAGTTGCCAGGAGGAAGTGCGTCATGGAGATCCATGGCTTCCTTGGTGCTTACACGGAAAGTGTTACCTGATTTCAAAAAGTAAGACATTTGAATCCTTTGCTTATGTCTTTGTTGCTGTATGACTATTGTACAATGGCCACGCAAGATTGTCAACTGGTATTTGGACAAATTTCCAAATTGTTTTTTAACTTTGCATATTTGCAGGATATAAATATCGTATGACGCAATTTAACACTCAATTGGGCCTTGGCACTAGTGATTTAGGATGTAACCTAGCAAGTGCAGCCAAAGATAAAACGGCAATACACTATGCGCTGGACATTGGATACACTGTTATCGACACAGCTGAAAAATACGGCAATGGCAAAACGGAAATTGTAATCGGCGCAGCATTGAAAGATTACGGACTTGGTAAAAGAAACACTTACCAAATAGTGTCTAAGGTCCTGCCAATAAATGCTTCCAAGCAAGGAACAATTGATGCATGCAAGGCATCTATCAGAAGATTACAGTGCGAGTATATTGATACGTACTTGTTGCACTGGCGTGGACCGGTACCACTTGACGAAACACTCGAAGGTTTCTTGGAACTCCAACAACAGGGTCTAATTAAAAACTACGGTGTAAGCAGTTTTGATATTATAGATTTAATTGAATGGCGTAGAGCCGAAGAAAAACTTGGAGTGCCTGCTGGTATAGTAACTAACCAAGTATATTACTCGCTTTCAAATCGACGAATTGAAAAGTCATTGATGAAGTACCAAGAAAAGTATAACATTTCTACTATGGCCTATTCCCCACTTGATCAGGGCAAGCTGTTGTCTAATCAAACACTTTTAGATATTGCCAATGAATACAATTTGTCGCCGGCGCAACTTGCATTGGCATGGACTATTAGGAATCCCAACGTTATTACTATTCCAAAATCGGGTCAGTTGTTCAGAATCTTAAGCAATTACAATGCCAGCAAACTCAAACTGTCAGACGAGCTAATTTCTAAAATGAATACGTTATTCCCAATTACATGATTGCACCACAAATACTACCCCAACTAAGCAATACATTGCGAGCAGAGTTGCTTGATTGTTTCAAGCATAACTCCATGCTAAAGGAGTACCCAGGAAGAGCATTTGCACTAGATTTGGGTCCAGCACTTGAACTGATATCGCCTATAATTGACTCAGTGCTTGGCTCCGGGACTTGGGAAGTCACAGGCGGAAACTTCTTTGAAACAAACACTGGTTATAGGGTGCATGCAGATACAGGTAAGGAAGGTCCCGAAAGAGTATGGCAAACCTTTGTATTTCCATTGTCAATGGAAGCTAAACCAAATGTGCAGCCATTGCCGGAACAAGTTAGATTGCTCATATTAAATCAGACATGGGCAGGTGATGCAGCTTTCTTTTTAAGAGGCAGCCCTGATGAACCAAACGAATACAATATAGTTGTCAAAGACTACAGGGATGTTGGCAACAGAGACGATGAAGGAACAATTGATGGCATGCTATTAGAGCAATGCCCGCATCTTAATCCCAGCAATTTTGTTGGATTGTCAGTTGATAAAAGTTTTCAATGGATTCCGGGAATACCAATTACATTCCCTCGTAATAGGTTACACGTAAGTTCTGCGTTCCCACGTGTTGGAATCTTAAAGAAAACTGGATTGAGTATTTTTACCTCTAAAAAGCAATGACACATCTAATAGAAATTAAAAAGCCAGTGGATACACTGTACATATACTGGACTATAACTGACTTTTGCAATTTCAAATGCTCATACTGCCCTTCTAACTTGCATGCAGGACTATTTGCTAGAAAAATCAAACCTGGTGCGCCAACCAATGAAGAAATTGAAACGTTCATTGACCGAGTTCTTAACATTCATTTAATGGATAGATTTTTGAACATGACACTGTCGGGTGGCGAGCCTACCTTGCATCCCATGTTCAAGACTATTGTTGAACGCATGGGGCCTCGTGGCTCAATTGAAGTGGTCACAAACGGATCTCGTTCAGTTGAATGGTGGCAAGATATGAAAGTGTTGCCTAACAAGGTAACAATTTCGCTGCATCCAGAATTTAGTAATCTTGACAAGATCAATGATCTTGGATTATTTCTAAAAGACAACGGGGTGGATTTGGCATTTAATTTGATGTGTGATCCAAAAAATTGGGATTGGGTTATCAATGTAAAACAACTGCTCAACGAGCGATTGCATGGTCACATCAATGCAAAAATTCTAACAGACCACTCGGGTACTTTCAAGGACGGCACACCATACGAGTACTATGAACAGCAACTGGATTTTATCAAGAAACAGCAATCAACTGTTGCCACCAACACTGATCCTAGAAAACACACATTTGCAATTTATAGCGATGGTACACAAACAGGTTTAGATGCATTTAAACTGGTTACTAACAAGCAGCATTCTTTTAAAGGATGGGCATGTTCAGCAGGGCATGCAGGTTTAAAGATTGGATTTGATGGGCAGGTTACTGCCGGGATATGTGAAATTACAAAGCTTGGACGTTTAGATACATTTGAGCTAGGGCCAAAAGAAATTACATGTATAAGACAATGGTGCAAAACTGCCGGCGATCTTAATCTTAATAAGAGATTACTTGTTCCCAAGATCAGCGACGCCAAGCTGGCCTAAAGCCCATTCTCGTTCTTTGCAGTTATAGCATTCTCCGCAACGTCCCACGGTAAGTGCAGTACAAGAGTGTGTTAGCTCAATCAGTGGCCATATATCAAATGTGTCATACAAACTTAAAGTATGACGCTTGTCTACCAATGCAAAAGGACATGTAGTACCGGGAAGTTCCACACTGGCAGGGCGATTAGGATACTCACCTGGCAATTCAATCAGTGCGCGATCCGGATGTGCCTGACTGCCATAGAACACATGCTCGATTCCATAACGTGTTCTTGCTTCGTGCTCGCCTGTGCGTCCTTGTTGACTGTGATGTACTGTGGCATCTCCGACTTTGATAGGATCGGGCAATTGTTCTGCTGTAAGACTTAATTTATTTCTTACCCATTCTACAATAGGCTTAACATAATCCCACGCACCATCAGGCCTGGCAACTGTAAACGGAATCAACTCTTGTGTGCTGTGATCCATCTTGCGTTCCAGGCAAAGCAGATACAATAACACCGCAGAGTCTGCTCCACCACTTAGCATTACTCCAATGCGTTGCTTACCTTCAGGTAGCTTGATATCTACTTGCTGGATGTAATTGTCTTTGCCTACTGTAATTCTCATATCAGTGTCTATGTTGTAAATGTTTTAGTACACGGTCTACATTTTCTACGGTAAACGGTACATTAAGAATCAAATGCCAGCTGTCATTGACCCAGCTAATTGTTCTGTGTGTCATGCGAGTATTCACATAATACACACGACCTATTTCAATGTTGGCTTTGCGATCATCCATCAACCAATCGTAATCTAATGGTCCGCAGTTCTTTAAAAATGCTACAAGTCTAAAGCAAGGGCGTGGCATGCCAGGATGGTCGCGATGCGGCACAAAATATCCGCCAATGCCCGAGTTGATTAAAAATGAACGTCCCAAGGGTTGCCATTCATCTAAGAAGTCTTTTAAACTTGTCAAGCCGGGACTTGCACGATTGCAGTCATTGTACAAGGCAGTGGGAACACAGAACTCTGTTTCTTTGGGAGTGTAGCCCAATGCATTGGCAGCTTCGGGAATACTTGGTGCCTTCTTGTGGTCCCAACCTGGGATAGTTGTCAGCGTCATTGACCTACGATTGTTAGGACGATCTGTACGCGGCAAGTAATCAACCCAATCCGCACTGTACTTTTCATTGATAACATTTTCAATACCATGTGTATCTAATTTGTAATCAAGCGGCTCAAAGTTGCCAATTTGGCCTAGTGCTAACTCTGCGGCAAGACTTGCAGGGTGCATTGCGCCCAGTCCTTGTCGACTACCGCTGACACCTGCACCTTGTACTGCGTTTGGATTGCTTTTATTGAATAAGTTTGTCATGCAAATAGTTATCGCCGGCAGACAACTGCGTACATTCTAAATTAGACGTTGTCTAATCGGTAGTGTTTTATTCTATAACTTCTGCTGAGAGTGATGTTGTACTTGGCCAACTGGTCTCTCCATAGAAAGAATTGTGGACCATGAGTCATATTTTCGTTAGTTAGCCATTCCCATTGGTGTACCATTTCGTGCGCCATAGTGTTAATGAATAAACGCTTGCTTAGAAAGCTCTTGTTAATTTTCATTTTAACTCGAGTAACGTCCCCTTCGATGCCCTGACATTCTCCCCAATACGCTTTGGTGTAGATCAATCTAAAACTGGGCATTTTAAGCTCGTTATTAAAAACATTTCGGTTGATGTTTCTAAATGCTTCCCTGCAATCGGCTATTGTGGGTCTAAACTTAGCATCGTACTCGTCAAAACTTTGAACCATTTTGAATAATTTGGTTCTAGTAATGTTATTGGTTGCCATGGGAGGATTCCTCATAAACAGCTCTAGTGAGTACTGTACTTAGTAGCTAGATGCAAATCTTAAACTACCTCCCATTGGCGTATTAAGTGGTACTTTAACCGTTTAGAAGCTTAAGACCACTTATAATGTCACCGTCAACCAACATGTCAACTGGATGCTTTTTACCGGCAAATTTGTTTGTGCTCCAACTGTTGGTTTGTTGATCAAAGTCCCACCAGCAACTGAAGCCCAACATTAAATGGATACGAGGCGGCGCTGTGCGTGTTTTGGCATATGCACGGTGCATTGTGTTAGTGTCCCATGAATATGCATAACCAGCTTCAATATGAACTGGGTCGCTGCCTTCTTGTTCCAATAGATAGTCGGGATGTGTAAAAATAGGAATATTAATTCGCAAATTGGTTGTCATTGCTTCGTCTTTGTGCCAAGTTACACCTGCATACTTGTCGTCGCCAACTGGACCCTCCTGCTCGGCATAGATAATGCGAATTGCAGTTCTGACCATGGTACACTTAAAGGAGTCTAAAAATGTGCCCAACGACTTGTGGTAGCTTGCAGGAGTTCGTGTTGCAAATCCAAATGTGTCGTAATGTGTATTACGTTTAATCGTCGGCATATTGATATTGGAATATGCAGAATACGGATTTGCTACACCTTTGGTTCCTGGATTGTGATTGCCTTGTACTTGTTCGTGTACGTTTGCAGAATTGCCATCAACATGATTGGGATTGTACGTTAGTCCAAGACCACCATAACTTGCATCTTTGCGGCCTTCGCCAACCAATCGATAATTCCATTCACCATACAATTGCAGTGCTTCTTGTGTGTCGGTTACCAACTGTTGAAAGTCAACTGAGTCAGGCAGTTGAAACTTTAATAGCTTTGGGTATTCGTGTGACAGCGGAACATCGGGCACCGACTTGTTAATTTTAAATGGCGTGAGCGTATCAAAGTAAGAAGCAGTAGTTGTGTTTACTGGTATTTTGTTTAAGTCGTTAACGGTAATCATTTTGCAATCCAATCCTTATATTTTTCATAACTTGGCTCCAATGCTTTGAGCCATTCGGTAATCTTTGGTCTACCCTTAACTGCCATAATAATCTTTGGTTTGGCAAGATCTGCACCGTGTACAAATGCTCCGTTGTTAAACACAAATGTATTTGTGTCTGGCGGCAGATCTACGTATGTGCGTTTTTCACGTGGTACACGATTTGCA